ACGTCGGGAACCCTTACGGTGACACTCGAACCTTTTGCCACAACGAAGAACGCTTCCTCTCTCACACAATCGGGAACGGGATCGGTGGAAAATGGTACTATGTACTACACCCAGACGCTTACCCTCGTCTTGCCTAAGTTGACATCCGAGGACATCGTAAACCTTCAAGAGCTCGGCTACGGGCGTCTTGCTGTTGTGGTGATGGACGTAAACGGCGCCTTTTGGATTATGGGACACACCCGTGGGTGTGAGCTTGCTGGCGGCTCCGTAACGACGGGGACAGCTACGGGTGACCTCTCAGGTATGACGCTCGAAATCACAGCAGAAGAGGCCACAATGACCCCAGAGGGTAACACCTCGGCGGCCTTTGTTCCAAGTATTACTGGTGCAACCTTTAATTCCTTCGCCTAATGCCCTGCGGAACTATCACAATTACACAACGTGACCTCGAATGCCGGGACGTATTTGGAGGCATTGAGAAGGTCTACTTTGGCGAGTTCTCTTCAGGTATCTGGGAGGCTCCGGGAGGGACAACGGACGGAGTTATCGACGACGCTACCGCTGCACTTACTATCTACGGATTTGACACCTCACGGAATGTGAGCTCTTTGGTGCAGACAATTAACGCTTCGACGGAAAACCGGACTATCTACTTCGAACAAACTCTTACTTTGGTTTTGCCGGGGTTGGACGGCACCGATCAGGTCGAGCTTTTGAACCTCGCCAAAGGTCGCCTCGTGGTAGTAGTTAAGGACGTGAACGGCAACTACTTTGTTGTGGGTAACATTCGCGGAGCGGAGGTTACGGCTTCCGAGGTCACGAGCGGCGTAGCTGCTGGCGACCTGCGCGGCATCACCCTCACGGTAGTGGCCCAAGAACAAACGGCGGCACCATTCCTCGACTGGGATTCAGCGACGGACGGAGCTACCGGTAACGTTACCCCAGCCTAACCGACGGCCTTTTCCGATATAGTTACAAGGAGGGGGAGGGCAGTTGCTCTCCCCTTTATTTTGAAGCATGATTCATCTATCTCCAAACAGCGCCTCCAACACCGTCACGGTGACACCTTTTGAGAATCGCAAGTTCTTGCCCGCTTTTACGGACTACCTTTTGGTGTTGGTCAATCAAGCCACCAAGGAGCAATTTGCGTGCATTTTCAACGTCGCATACGACAACGAAAGGTATTCACAGGCCGACCTCCCCACGAATAACGACGACCCGGTAAACGGCGAAATCCTTTTGACTCAATCGGGGCTCTACACCTACACTATCTACGGGCAAAACTCCGACTCTAACCTCGACCCAACGGACGCAAGTGTGGTTGGGGTGTGCGAAATTGGGCCATGCAAAGTAAGCGACGAACCCGCGTGGACTATTCCTAACGTCTCTATCCCTGACAACGTTATATATTACGAGTGATGGATTTACTAAAACTCAACGAATACCAAGAACGCTCCTACGAGGAGAGACCCTCCAACGAGGGCTACGTTCAGTACGGGGACGATAACCTCTTCCCTCAATATCTCATCGACCTCTACAAGAGCAGCGCCACGCACAACGCCCTCTGTACTTCCATCGCCTATATGATCTACGGCGACGGGGTACAGGCCGACACGTTGGACGCTCGCCTCAAGATTGAAGAGTGGGGGTTGCAAGATGAAGTCCGCAAGGCGTGCCTCGACCTGAAGATTCAAGGAGGCTTCGCGCTGGAGGTCGTGTACAGCATCGACCGCACGACGGTTGCCAAGGTGCGCCATTGTCCCTTCGAGAATATCCGCTCGGCTGAGGTAGACAACGACGAAAACGTCAATTTTTACTACTACTCAAAGGACTGGTCGGACAATCAAATCGAGCCGGAGCTCGTGCGTGCTTTCAACCCGGAGGATTCGGTAGAATACCCCGTGCAAATCTTGTACGTCAAGCCCTTCTCTCCCGGATCGTACTACTACCCCAAGCCCGACTACATCGGCTCGATTGATTACATCGAGCTTGACAAGGAAATTGGAAAGTACCACATCAACAATATTAAGAACGGCCTCGCTCCTTCGTTCTCCATCCACTTCAAGAACGGAGTCCCAGCGCAGGAGGAGCGGCACAAGATTCGTAACGACATCGAGCGCCAACTGGCCGGGGCTACCAACGCGGGTAAGTTCATCGTAACCTACTCGGACTCTCCCGAACGTAAGCCCGACTTCGAGCCGTTCCCCCTTTCCGACGCGGATAAGCAATACCAATTCCTCTCTACGGAGGTGTCAGACAAAATCATGGTGGGACACCGCGTGGTGTCTTCGGCTATGTTTGGCGTGAAGACAGCCGGACAGCTTGGAAACACGCAAGAGTTGGAGATTGCCTCGGAGCTTTTCGACAAGCAAGTGGTGAAGCCTTACCAGCGCATTGTAAAAGACGCCCTTGAGAGCATTTTCGGGGCCGCAGGTACCCCAACCGTTGTCTCAGTTGAAGAAGTGCCGCCTATGGAGCCCGTAGAGGTCGAGATGAGCCGTAAAGCGTGCTGCAACTTGTCCGAGGAAATTACTTTGAACATCGACGCCGCAGAATGGCTCATTGAGCAAGGCGAAGAAATCAACGAGGACGAGTGGGTCTTGATTGATGAGCGCGAATACGACGAGGAACTCGAACAAGTGCAAGATGCCCAGTGGAATTTTGCCATGCGCGTTCCCGGTGGGACATCCGACACGAACACGGCTCCCGATAACCGAAGCCAAATCGACAACGACGTGGTGAAGATTCGCTACATCTACGACGGAAGCCAAAACCCAGAGCGTGACTTCTGCCGAAAGATGATGAGCTCGCAAAGGGTCTACCGCCGTGAGGACATTGTAGGAGCAAACTGGCCCGCGTCTTTGGGCGGTGCATCGGCTCGTGCAGTGAACCCCGGCTTCGGGCCAAACGGCACGGACACCTACGACCTCCTTTTGTACAAGGGCGGGCCTAATTGCAAGCACCGTTGGATTCGTCGCACCTACTTGAAGCGCAACAACCAGCGGGTGAGCGTTAACCGAGCGCGTCAAATCATCTCACAACTGCCCGAACCGCAGCGCCGAGCAAATCAAATCGAGACGCAAGACCCACGGATCTCACAGATTCCCGCAACAATGCCAAACAACGGCTACCTAAACCCTCGCTAAAATGGCACTACAAGCAGAAGTTCTCTTTGTCAACCCTGACTACATGAAGCGTATCACCCAGCTCAACGGCGGGGTAGAGGATGCGGTCATGGTTCCGGCCATCATCTTGGCACAAGACAAACACCTCCAGCAATACCTCGGCACCGAGCTGCTGGAGAAGTTGAAAGCCGACGTCTCAGGCGGTACCATCACGGATAACTACGAAGCCCTCTTGGACGGATACGTGCGGAAGGTCGTGGTGTGGTGGAGTATGGTGGAGCTGCTTCCGAATTTGTACGTGAAATTGGACAACGGCGGGCTCGTTATTAGGACGGCAGAGAACACCGCCGCCATCTCCGAGGCCGACCTACACCGCGAAATTGAGAACGCACGGCAGAACGCCCAGTTCTACACGACGCGCCTCGTAGAATATCTCTGCTACAACCTCTCTCTCTTCCCGGAGTACACGTCCAACACGGGCGCGGATATGTTCCCGGAGAAGACGGCCTACTACCAAAACGGAATGACCATCTCTCGTGGTGATGGGCAGCTTGATCCTGACCTCGCACGCAAGCTCCTCCAATGACCCGCCAAGAAAACATCGTCCTCTTGCAGGCGTGGCTCGATAAAAACAAACCAAAGCCCAAAAAATGAAGCACCTCTTCTCTTTGTTTCTTGTGTTTTTGACTCTGCCCGTATGGGGTCAGGACGTATGTGGTGAGCAATGCACCCACGTAGACCACGACTTCGAGAATTGGCTCGCTCTACGCACGGGGGGCAACAGGGAGTCGGACTATTTCACCAAGTACCTCCCGGTGGCTTTCCACGTCTTCGACGGTGCTTCGAATCCTGAGACGGTAGAGGCGGCCTTTGCTATCCTTCAAGAGCAGATGGTGGGGACAAACGTTATCCCTTGCCGCCACCAGACCAACTTTTACAACGAGTACGACAGCCTCGAAACAGAACATCCTATCTACGACGTCCCGCTCTACTACCAAGCGATGCAGGCGAACGACATTTCAGGGACACCCGCCACCGACGTATGTAACATCTACGTCTTTTCAAGTGTGGGCTCCGGGGTAGCGGGCTTCTCGTGGGTCAACAGCAACCCTGTGAACTACACGTGGGACGGGATTTACATGAAGGCCGAACACTTGGCCTCCGCTGTCATCACCCACGAGATGGGGCACTACTGCGGCCTCTACCACACCTTCCAAAATTCTACGTGTAGCACGGTGGAGGTGGATTGCGAGAGCCAAGGCGACTGGGTATGCGACACACCGCCCACCTCGGCCAACCTCAACTGCGAGGCTCCCTTCTGTTCTGAGGCCGACTACACGAATCACATGGACTACACGCAGAACTCCTGCCGCGATCACTTCACGCCGGGACAGATTCAACGTATCCACATGATGCTCGTAAATGGAGGGCGTAGTACGGTGTGGCAGTCGGGTCTCTGTGTCGACCCCGACCTCTTGGACGTGAGTGTATTGA